GCCAGCAAGCAGCCCGATGAAGCCACCGACAATCGTTTGAAACGCAGGGCCAACCAATTCAAAAATCTTGTTGTTGTCCACCTTCTCGTCAAATAGCCCCATCAGCATTACACCGGACATCGACAGGACAACAATACACAGGGTCGTGCTGACCATTAACGTCACAAAAAATGTCAGCTTGGCTTTCATTTCTTGTTCCACATCTCAAACAAAGTTTTGATCTTTTCTTCCAACACCGCCACCCGCAAGTCGAGCTTTGCCAACACAATAATCAGCGTGATGATCGCCAGCAGGATGGGCCAAGCCTTTGCAAGGATGTCAAAAAAGTCCACATCACAACCCTATTACTTTCTTCACAAACTCTGCCGCTACACCCGGCCCAAACAGCACTGCTGCAATCACCACGTAAAGCAGGTACTCAATCTTCGTCATCCGCTTTGAGCCATTGGCAAAGCTCTTTTGGATGCTTTCGTAACGCTCGGCGCAGATGGCTTCATGGACCGCCAGCTTAGCCTCTGTCTCGCTGATCATTTTTTCAGTCATGGTGCGTCAGGCCAAGTGATTGTCCAAGGGAACCCAGCCTGTGCCGGGATGTCTCTAAGGGCTTGGCGGTAAACCTCCCACGCACCGGGAATGTTAGCGTTCAACTCCAAGTTCTTGATGACAATCCAATCAGTCTCAGCCAGCTTGGTGTCACGGCTGGTGCGTACTGACTTGGCCTGATCTGCGTCCTTGCTGGCTTTGTAAGCCGCCTCTTGCTCGGCAGCAGTCTGGGCAGGGGTTGTGTCCGTTGCAGGCGTGTCGGTGAAGACCGGGCCAAGGATGTACTTGGTGTACCACTTGCCGTCAATTTGTTCGACCCCTGCGCGTTGGCTGTATTGGTAGACCGTGCCACCGCTGGCTTGTGGGCCTTCAAAGACAACATCAGCACCCAGTGCTGTTAAGACCTCGGTTGTCGTTGTGTCCCAAGCTGGGCCACCATTGGCCTTTTGGTGTGCACGAAATTCACTTTCGTACATGACCGCGCCTGATGTTCTGATTCTGATCTGCATGATTTGTCCTTATGCGATAGCCAAGAAGATGTATGTACCAGCACTGACATTGATAGCCGCCAGAATTGCTGAGTTCAGCGCAAAGCCCGTTGATACTGTGGTCACTGAGCCAAGCGTAGCGACTTCAGCCGCCGTGCTGTTTAAAAGCAGGTACGGGTCGGTCAATACCGTCATGCCACGGGCTGTGTCGTAAACGTACCAATCACCTGTTGAATCTGTGCGCTTGATGAGAACAAATCTTGCCCCGCCTGTGAAGCCGCAGTCAATGGTCTGGGTTGTGCCATTGCCTGTGTATGAGCCTACTTTTGAAACACCAGCGCAAGTTGCGAAGAGGTAGGCAATGTAGGTTCCAGCGGAAGCATTTGTTGTGGTGCTTGTACCAACACTAAAAACAGAAGATGTTGGGGTTGTGCTATTCCATCTTGTTGCGCCTGTAGCTTTAGCCGCAGTTGTGTTTAAGACAACATACTCGGTATTTGCAAGTGCAGAAGAATAACTGTCCCATGCGCCCGTAGTATCTCTACGTTTCACAATTATTAACTCAGGCACTGCGCCCAAGTTATGTGTGAATGTTGTATTACTTCCCGTCCCCGTATAGCAAACCTCATCAAAGAAGCCGGGGGCGCGGCGGAAGCAGTGATAGACATACGTCCAAGGGCTGTAGTTAATGCGCCCATTCGTATCAACTCCAACTTTAAATCCATCCATTACATCTAGACCAGTTAAGGAGTCAGTACTGCCAGCAATTTCAGCACTTGTGCTACTTGGAAGTAACCTACCAGCGCCCCCTGTATTCCTTAATCTATCCCACCAACTTTCAGCGTCATTACCGTTCCTAGCTGTGGACATCAATAAATCAACAGGAAACCCCACACTAGTCACAGTAGCATTAGCACCAGTTCCTGTCCTAGCAATCGGTGTAAACACACTCGTCCCACTCGTAGGCACTTTCATCGGGCCACGGCGACAGGCGATGTAGATGTAGGTGGTAGAACCAGATCGCCCGTAATAAAAACCATTTGCTGTAGGGTAGCAATTAGCCCCAGTAGATTCTGCGTCGCTTGTATTTGGTTCCAAAAACGCAGCATCGCCATAAGTGCCTACATTTACCATGCCTCTCATATTATCTATAAGATGCCATCCTTGAGTCATGGTAGATGCTTTTACCAACAACCATTGCGGCTCATATCCAAGAGATACTGTGGCGGCTCCAGTACTAGGATCAGTCGTAAACGACCCACACGAAATCACATTGTCCGTACCAGCAAGGCCAAAGCCGCCTGCGTCATGGGCGAAGATATACGCGACGTATGTGTTTCCAGAGGCGTTAACACCGCCATTATTTCCAACAGTAAATTGGGTGCTTGTCGGAGAAGTGTCATTCCAATTTTGCGATGAAAGCGCGGCGGCATTTGTTAAATTTAACCAAAGCTGATAGTATTCAGGATTAGTTCCACCATTTATTCCTCGGTGATATACCTGCCAAGTTGCGGCAACATCTGTGCGTTTAACAATAATACAACCCGGTACAGAGCCAAGATTGTGAGCAACAGTTCTACCAGAAATGCCATCCCCCGTATACGTCACAATATCAAAGAACTTTGGCTGCTCTCGGAATGTCCATGAGGTATAGGTGGCAGCAGATGTGTTGTAATCAGCATCAGCACCAATCGTAAATCCAGTTGTGCCAAACGCAGTTAATCCTGTTGTTTCAGTTGCTTCTGCGGCAGTTGTTTCTGATGCTAAAGATTTTGTTGCGCCTCTTGCTGTATCAGTCAAACGATGGCCTGTTGCCCCACTTCTTCCTTTAATCCAAGTTAATCCACCATAGGTAGACAGGTCAATGTTATTGGTAACGGTTAGCGCAGCCCCTGTACCCGTATAAAGATAAGTCGAGAACACGTCCTCGATGTAGTTGGCAGCAACGGCAGCCTGTGCAAACTCGCCAAAGCCTTGGGCTGATGCCGCACCCCTTGTTTGTACTAATGGCATATCAGTCCTTACGCAAACTTGGTCTGTGAGGTGAACACAGTAAATGCCGCATTGCCTGTCTTGACAATGGTGTACATATAGACATCAATACTGCTTGCATTACCAGCCGCATACGCTGTACCGCCCTGATACTTGGGGGTCACAGTCGAGCCGTCCACTTGCACCACGTTGTTGTAGTAGGCAGTTGAGCCTTGCGTGACAAGAAAAGCCGCAGTCACAGACTGGCCCGTAGTCATAGCAGTATTTAAAGATGTACCGCTGGATGCTCTAAAGTTGACTGTCCAGTTGGCTGATGCGTTGCTGGTGTAGTACTGAACAGACTGAGTGGTGACATCGTAGTTGATCGTGCCAGTAGCTGCAGTAGCTGAGACTGTTGCTACCTCTGCCGCATTGGTCAGTATTTCTGCAAGCACTGATGATGTGCCTGCAAGAGTCTTTGTGCCTGTGAAGGTTTCAACACCCCCCAATGTCGCCAGAGTCCCCGTTGTCGGAAAGGTGACGTTGGTGGCCGCTGTCAGTGTTCGCGTGTAAGCAAAGTTGCCAGAGCCTGTAACGGTCATGGCAGCGTTGTTCGCTACACCTGTACCGCCGTTAGCTGCTGGCAGTGTGCCAGTGACGCCTGTGGTTAGGGGTAAGCCTGTTAGGTTTGTGGCAACTCCGCTTGTCGGTGTGCCTAGCAATGGCGTGACCAGGGTGGGTGAAGTTGACAGCACATTGTTGCCAGAGCCTGTGCTGGTGGTGACTCCCGTACCGCCGTTGGCAACTGCCAGTGTCCCTGCCAGTGTGACTGTGCCAGAGGAGGTGATAGGCCCACCGCTTGTCGTCAATCCTGTGGTTCCACCTGAGACATCAACGCTTGTCACTGAGCCAGCGCCTGGCCCGGTGAATGCCACGGTGATGGCACCGCTGCCGTTGGTGATGGTCACGCCAGAGCCAGCGGTCAGTGTTGCTGGTGTAAGTGTGTTGCCTGTGCTGTTGCCAATCAGCAGTTGACCATCGGTGAAGCTGGTCTGGCCTGTACCGCCGTTGGTTACGGGAAGCGTACCCGTCACGCCCGTTGATAGCGGCAACCCTGTAGCACTTGTCAAGACTGCGGCTGATGGTGTGCCGAGGTTTGGGGTGACTAAAGTTGGGGATGTGCTGAACACCAAATTGCCTGTTCCAGTTTCATCGGTCACCGCTGCCGCTAAATTAGCTGAACTTGGGGTTGCTAAGAAAGTGGCAACACCACTTCCGAGTCCGCTGACACCTGTGCTAATTGGTAAGCCCGTGGTGTTGGTCAATGTTCCAGATGATGGTGTACCCAGAGCGCCGCCATTGACTACAAATGCCCCCGCCGTGCCTGTATTCACCCCCAACGCCGTCACAACTCCTGTACCCGTTGTTGTTGTGCTTGGAGCCGCACCAGCACCTCCACCCAACACCAGAGCATTGGCTAACAATGCATTAGATGAAGCCCAAGCACTTGTGCTGGAAAAATAAGGAACGCCACCACTAGTACCAGCAATCGTAAATGCCGGTGTAGTGGTCGGGTTAGCAACCGAAACAATGCCGCCCGTCCAGCCAACGCTAGTTACACCATCTGCAACGCTAGAGGCAACCTTAACGTAATCTGTACCGTTGAAGTACACAAAACATTTCTCACCAACAGCAACAGAAACTCCTGTTTGCCCAGCGGCTTTAAATGTTACCGCGCTGGTAGCACCTGCATGATCCACCATGTACAGCTTGCTGTAACTTGGGCCGGTGATAACCTTGGTGACCGTTTGAGTACCAGTGATACGAATCACCATGTACTGAGCCGTGGTAGAACTTATGAAGGTTCCTGATGAACTGCCCGTGGTGTTAGCCAGAGTAATCGCACCATCACCCGCGAAAGACAGCGTACCTGCGATGGCAATGTCAATATATTCGGTAATTCCGTAATTGACAGTATCGCCCCAAGTACCCGAAAGTGAACCTTGCGATGGGGTAACTAAACCTAAAAGAGTTGTGGTCGCCGCCATTAAAAACCCCTAAATTGTTGAGACCGCAGACCAAACTGCTGTCCGCGTGTTGCTGATGTCCTACCACCTCATGGTAGCCTTATCAATGAAGTTGTGGATGAGTTGGTGGGCATTACAACTGTGAACGATGAGGTAGTGGTTTTGTCAGCGCCAAAGTCCAATACTGCCACCGATTTGCTGCTCTTGGTTAGATTGTAAATCAGCGCACCCCGTGCTGTAAACGCACCTGTAACCCATACTACGTTGCTAAAGTTCACAAAAGCTGTAGTGTCTGTGACACTGACCGAGATGCCTGTCATCACCTGACCCGTAGCGGTGTAGCCAGTGCCTGAAATCTCCCCGGTCGCTGTGTAAACGGTGGTAGCTGCCCCTATATCGGCATTGGCTGTGTACAGCGCCATATAGAAGGTGTCTGTGGAGAAATCATGCACCCCTTGAAGCAGTTGCTGCTTAAAGGATGTGGTCAGGGTCTGGGCAATGCTCATGTTACTGGAACCCTAGCTTGCCCACTGCGGTATGCGTCAGATCGCTCAAGACCATCACCCAGACGTTTAAGTTGTGTCAGTGCTTCGCCAAACTTAGTGTTGTACAGCACAACCATGTCCTGCTCGCCCTTCATGTAGGTGTAGGCTTCAACCAGTGTTCCATACAAAAGCACCGGGTCATAGTTGTCACTGAGCCATGTGTTTGATGCCGTGACGATGGACTCCGGGTAAGCAAAGTACTGTAGGTCTGTTGCCAAAGCCGCGCTGGGGGTTGGGCCAAGAATAAATTTTAACTCCGTTACCGTTGTCTGCGGCCCGTAGATAGCATAGTACTTGGGGGTTCCGGTTGTTGTTGGGGTAGGGTACGCCTCACGAATAAAACTAACATCCTTATCGAGCAAGAACGTGTAGCTACCATCGGCGTTGACCACCGCAAATGAATATACGGATAGAAAATCGCTTGGCGCGTTAAAGTATGGTGTACTTGCTGTTAGGGCTGTTGTTGCAGTTTTTCTAAGATTTGGCAGTTGCACTGCGTTGTAGATGCGTGTCTCTGCCTGTGTAATAAACACATCCATGTCCACCGTAGGAAATGTATTCTCGGTGTAGGATGAGATGGCAGAAACCAACGCAGCGTAGTTCATGCCAACACCTTAGTTTTAGACAAGGAAAGCTTTGCCTTAGACTCCGCTGTCCAAACACGCGCTTTGTTTGCGGCTGCAATTTTAGCTTTTGCTTCGTCCGACATCTTTCGTCCTGTGTTGTACGCAACTAGCTTTGCTTTTGATTCTTCGCTCCACACGCGGGATTTGTTTGCGGATGCTGTACGTTCACTGCACAACTCTGATTTCCCCCGTGCGCGTAGTTTATTTTTTGTAGCTTCCGAAATTGTACGGCCACGATTTGCGTTTGCAATCTTTTCCCGTGTGGTTGCTGCCATTGTTTTACCAAGGTTTTTGGCTGCTAGTTTAGCTCTAACCTCTGCGGTATGTGACTTACCGAAAAAAGGATTGTTTTCTCCAGCGCCTGTACCAAACCCGCCCGGGGTAATGTTGTACCCACTATCCCGCGTATCCCCCAACGCAATTAATAACTCTTCTATTTCATTGGCATCTGCTTTATCAGCGCACCAACACAATACAGAAAAACTAAAGCTATTTCGCCCGTACTTTTCAATTGCATGGTGGAGTTTTATGCAACCGTTATTTTTCCAAAAATGTCGTTTGGCACGGTAAGCCGGGTTTACCGACTGTCCGATGTACATCCTGCCGTTTAAGGCATTGACAATTTTGTAAATGGCAACGGGAGTGTTCATGCTCATGCTTAGGCTAATGGGCCTCTTAACATTAGACCTTTAGTGGCTGCACC